GCCGTCGATGTCCACGGGGGGAGCAGCGACGAAAGCAACAACGAAACAGATGGTGGCAGCAAGAAGAGTGGGGATCATCAGGACACCGAACCAACCGACATACAGACGGTTGTTGGTGCTGGTGGTCCACTCACAGAAAGACTCCCAGGTCGATTGCCGGGAGCGTGAAAGAGTAGCAGACATTGAAAAAGGGTTATGTAATAGTGCGGGGAACACTGAAAAAATATTCCTCACCTACCCTCCAGGTGAGGTATGAGAGACGTGCTTTAGACACCCTAGAGGTCTCGGTTTGCGGGGTGTTCATTACATTTTGTAACGTGTTATTTAGTATAACGGATAACCCTACTTTTGTAAAGGCAAAGTAGGAGAGATCACGTTACGTTCAACGAACTCAGAGTGATCATGTTTAGCAAAAACAAATGGATGTAGTCCAGTGATCTCTCTAAGTTCAGCAAGGATTTCTCGTCGCTCCTTCCACTGAGTAGGATGTCCTGCTTGTGGATGTCTTTTGCGACGATACTTTTTACCCTGCTGTCCAAACAATATACCACAACTTCCTGCTCTGTGCAAATACTTTCCTCTCTTATCTCTCCATACTTCATGCCACCCATCTTCAATGAATGTCATCTTCTTATTGGTGAACTGCTTAGCAGCATCGAAAGAGATCTGGTCACGGTTGGGACCAATCAATGCATACTTCCACCAGAGATCACCGAACTCTTCATAGTTCTCTAGACGACGCCAGATAGATCCCAGGACAGGACTGCTGTACTTCTTGAAGTCATACCCCATCCACTTCAGGACCCGAGTGATCTGTAGTTGCTGCTCCTTGGTGTTCATGGAAGACATGAACCCCTCCAGGATCTCGTCATAGTATGAGTAGCGATTCACATGACGGATGACTGTGAAGGAATCCTCTTCAAAGTATCTCTTACTGTTCTCCACATACTCTTTGTTCATGATGTAGCAACCATCAATCCAAACGACCTCCTCACCCTCATCAAAAACCTTATGAGGATTGATCTTGACGTAGGAGGAACGGATACGAGGACAGGTATGGACACAGGGGATGGGTCGGAACTCCCATGGTCCTTTCCTCTCAACAGTATCGTCCGTGAACATCACATACTTGACATCCGGATCGTAGTAATTCTCATCAGGGATCTCATCATATCCATTAGTGATACAAGAGTAGATAATCATCGGTTCAATACGTTCGCCTCAATCATTGACTGGAAGTTGTGCTTGTAATACAACTTGGGAATCAAACGAGTGCACCTACGGATCTCCTTGAGCATCTCACCTTCACGCTTGTACTGCTCCAGGTCTCCTGCCTGTGGGTGCTTGCCCAGACGGTTCTTCTTACCTGTGCGGTGATCAAAATCAATACCAACCTCAGGCCAGTAGTTCTGTGCTGGGTGTTTGATTGTCTTCCACGGGATTCCAGTCAGTTGCCGTGCAGTATCAAAGGAGATCTGGTCACGGTTGGGACCAATCAAAGAATACTTCCACCAGATATCGTGGAACTCATACATCTCAGGGATGATGTGTCTCCAGATTGATGCCAGTACAGGACTACAGTATGCCCTGAAGTCATAGTCCAACTCCATCAACGCCTCCATGATCTCCACCATCTGCTCCTTGGTGTTGAAGGAAGACACATAACCTTCCATCACCTCCTCAACAAAGTTGAAGCGGCAGGGATGGATCATGTGGGTCAACTTAGACCGTGACAGGATGCTCTTAGAGGTGTCAACAAACTCCTTGGTGATGGTGTAGCACCCATCAATCCATACAGTTTCCTGACCTGCCTCAAAGTAATGGTGAGGACAGATCTTGGGGTGAGCAGACCGTCTCCGAGGACACTCGTGCTCTACCTTGATGGGGTAGGACTCCCACTGCTCAGGAACTTCTACTGTCCCGTCAGTGAAGGCAACGTACCTGACATCCGGATCGTAATAATGTTCATCAGAGAACTTATCGTATCCGTTGGTGACGCAAGTGTAGATAATCATGTTGGATGTGGGAAGAAGAAAGGATCGTCGAAGTGTGACCTGATAGTTCGATTGGGTCTTCGCATGACACCAGTCTTTCTATTCGTATACCACAGGAGACTATGGTATGGGTTCAAAACGTTCAATTTTTTATACTTATAATCGAAATCAGATGACATATCTCCGAACAACCAGACAGGTTCATCACCCTCAGTAACGACAGCACAGCGATAGTTCCTTGAGTTCTTTTCGAGACCAGTCACCTTACACAGGATGTCTACTGCCCACTCAGGGTTGACATGATACTTAGCACCATACTTACCACCCTTGTTCGCCCACCACTCGCCACCATGGCTGGCATCTGACCAGACATCAATCAGATCTCTAGCAGGAACAGTGTTGTACTTCACCTCACCCATCTGCAATGCCACTGCAAAGGACAGTTGATCTCTCCTACCTCCCTTGAGGTACCAGTCCCACCAGAGTTGATCGAAGTCAGTCTTGCCCCTCCTCCAGAGGATCGTACACAGTGGTGACAGATAGTCTTTGAAGTTATACCCTGCCTCAGCAGCAGCAACCGTGAACTTATACACATCATCGAAGGGAACCAGTCCCCTACAAATGTATTCAGCACACTCTTCAAGGTACCTATGACAGTGTGGATGCTCTATTACAGTAAAACTATCCTGTGAAAGTATGAATTCAGATACTTCACAAAACTTATTGTTTAGTGTATGAAGTTTACTCGCATCGATATACACATTCGGTTCGTCGAATGGGCATAGCATCTTGACTATACGTGACATACGTACAGGATCAGATGAGAACCCAGGGATGTACTCCAGTTCCCATCCTTCCTGCTCCTCTACACTTCCATCATGGAAACAAACACACCTACAATCAAGATCTAATTGTGGTAACTGAAAGTATCCGTTGGTGATGGATGTGTAGAGGATCATATGATGCCGTAGTGTTTCATGTAGAACTCATGAAACTTGTACTTGATATACAGGAGTGGTTTTAGTTTGGTGATCTTCTCTAGATCCTTTATGAACTGATCGACCTTGGTGTACTGAGTCTTTTCCCCATACTGAGGATGCTTCTTGACCCTACCAACCTTGTGCTGGAACCCCATCTTGATGCCAGAGTCAGACCTGTTCTCATAGTACAGAGGTTTGGTACCGGTCAATTGAACGGCAGCATCAAAAGGAATAGCATCCCTGTTGATACCTTTCTTACTCCAATTATACCACTCTTTGTTGAACTTGATCGTGTCATCATACAGATACCTCCATACGATTGAGCACTGAGGACTGGAATACTTGTTGAACTTATAGTTTGTGTTGCTCAATGCCTCAGTGATCTCTACTCCTCCCTCATAGGGGAAGAAAGCACACGTAAATCCTTCCAGCAACTCGTCGTAGTAGGAGAACTTGCTGATGTTTCTGAGTGTGGTGAAGGGGAAGGAGTACAGACTCTTCTCAACAAACTCTCTGGTATGTACGAAGCATCCATCTACCCACACTGTGTAGGTTCCTTTGTCAAAGAACTCATGAGGATTACACTTCGGATAGAACGCCAGGTCTCTTGGGCATTCGATATCCAGATCTAGTTTGATGTACTCCCATGGTCCCTCGGTGGTATCAATGGTTCCATCATGGAAGCACACATACCTGATGTCAGGGTCGTAGTAGTTGGTGCTAGGAATTTTGTCATGCCCGTTAGTGATGCACGTGTAGATAACAACCTGTTCCTTACGTACACGTACACCTTCTTGGTACGGATAGGTATTGAATGACAGTCCCAACTTGCCACCGATACCGTAGTACCTCATGTAAAACTCATGGAGTTTGTACTTGGAGTGCAGTTTTGCCTCAAGTCCAGTGACTCGATCAATGTCTTTGAGAAACTGATCTACCTTTTTGTACTGCTCCAGGTCACCCAGTTGCTCATGCTTCTTGAGTCTGCCCTTCTTGTTCTTGAATCCAAATTTGATGCCACAATCATCCCGGTTGTCATAGAACCGTGGGGTTACACCTGTGAACTGCATAGCAGCATCAAAAGGAATCGTGTCCCGGTTGATGTACTTGCCCTGCTCATACCATTCCTCATTGAACTTGATCACCTCAGGTGTCAACTGTCTCCAGACAGCAGAGCACTGTGGACTGGAGTAGTTCAGGAAACTGTAATTCTTATCTGCTAGAGACTGGGTGTAACAGACTGCTGTGCTGTACTTGTAGAAGGCACAGGTAAATCCTTCCAGCAACTCATCGTAGTAAGAGAACTCTCCTCCATGACGTAGGACAGAGAAGGGGAAACACCCACGGGATCTGTCTATGAAGTCAAAGGTATGATCGAAGCACCCATCAATCCATACTGTGTATGCGTTGGGTGGAAAGAAGTCTTGTGGATTTGACTTGACATAGAACGCCAACTCTCTCGGGTTATCAATCCCAAGGTTCGAGACATCAATGTACTTCCACTCACCATTCTTCAGGGTGTCAGGGATACTGATCCCATTGTGGAAGATCCAGTAGTTTACTTTGTTGTGGAAGTAATTATTTTGAGGGATGTCATGCTGATTGGTTATGCATGTATAGACGTGCAACTTACTATGATCTATCGGTTCCCCAAACTCATGGGGCAGAGTAGGCACTGCTGCCTTCATTTTGGCAGCAGAAATATCAGTATCCCAGATCTTTACTAATTTCTTTTGGAAGTCAGTGATCTGTTTGTTGTTTGGTCGATCAATATTATAAGAATCCTCGTACTTCTTGACCCGATTGGTGTTGTCAAGACTGACCTGCATCGGTACACGCAGTGCTACCACTCCTGTTTCGTGCTCAGCAATTGCACTAGCAATCTGATCACGGTTGACACCTCTTCTATACCATTTTGCCCATGATCGATTCCACCTTCTGTTCTCCTCAAAGTTATGTCTCCATACAACACAGTTGATGGTCTGCTTGTAGTCCTTCTTGGGGTATGGGTTTTCCTCAGCGAGCATCTTCTGAGACATCTTAGTGATGTCTACGCTGGTGGAGAACCCATCGGCATATAGTTTGTTGAATTCTTCTAGCAGAGTCCTCGGTTCAGGATGCTCTTGCAGTACAACAAAACCATGTGGATGTTGAAAGATTTTCTTGCTGTAATCAACAAGATTTTTGTCAATATTATATGCAGCGTCTACCCATACAAGTTTTGCATCAGGGTCTCTGAAGTAAATGTGAGGTTGATGCTTGATAACATAAGACTTCCTGACAGGGCAGTCAGGAAGTTTATGATGGAGAGTAGGGATCAGTGAATCTATATGTACATACTCCCACGGACCTTTGGTTGTAGGGATGCTTCCATCATGGAACAGAACATACCTACAACCTTCCTCAACATATGCGTCAGGAACTGAGTCGTATCCGTTGGTGATGCACGTATAAAAAATCAATTTAGTTTGTCAATAGGGTTTGATTTACCCATTGCTTCACTGACGGTGCGGTTGGTGACGTTACCAGGTTCACGGAGGAACCACCCAGTGGCAATGTACTTAGATTTATCACCCGTCAAGAAGGCACCACGGTGCATGTGGGTGTACGTAGCAGGCCAAAGAACAATGGTTCCCTTCTTAGGATGGAACGTGGTTGCCTGATGGTAGAAGTCAGTGCCACCACCATTCTCAGGGGGGATGTCATTCAGATAGATCATCCAGGTCAGCACACGGTCTCGGTAGAGGAAGTTCCCATTCTCACAGTGCCATACGTGATACCCACCGCCTGGATCTGTGCGCTGAAGCTTACAAGTCCAAGATGAAATTGGATCACACGAGTCAACAAGACCTTTATATTTCTGAACATACAATTCAAATGCTTGACCGATTGCCTGGTTGACCTGGGCGGTCATCGTCGTGTCACATACTTCGAGATAAAGTTGGTGATCTTTCCGACCCATGCCACCCTTAGGGAATTGAGACTCCCCATCATTGAAGTGGTCGATGGTAAAATCATTTTTGGCGATGGAAGTGATGGTGTGCTCGGAGGACTCTCCTACAAAATGCTTTTTGTTGTACCAGTATTCAAAGACTTCACACAAAGAGTCACAGAACTCCCACTTGACGAAGTTCTCAAACACACCGATGTGATCATAGAAAACTGGTTCAGTGAAGTCAGGTTGCTTGATGATCTCTTCTGTCATTGTTTTTGTGCTTGTTCCATGTACACAGATGGTGGTATTCTACCACAATATTCATCTAGTTCCATAATCTGATCGATGGTGTGCTCTCTTGCATCCCTCTCCCAGAACTGTGCCAGTGCTTCGTTACTACCCTTATGGAAGATGTCAATATGTTCTTCATGAATTGAAGAACCCATGTCCAATCTGTAATTGAATAAGGGAGTGGAGTAAGACTTACCACTGTCAAGAATCAAATCCTCTGACACTGCACGAGGTCTGATGTTCTGATCCAGTTTCCACTGGTTGCCACGGAGGTGACACCGGAGGACCTTGGTTGCATGGTGCCTGCTGATCAAGTAACCAGCAGCAGAGAAGTCATTGATGAACCTCTGGTGCAACTTGAGAGTGATCCCATTGGGATTGATGATGGTCAGTTGCAGGCAGTCCCAGTTGATGGGGAGTCGCTTCCTGACATCCTTCCAAGTGAAGGTCCAGTGCTTGACAGTGGAGAGATCGATGTCGTCTTCCATGATGAAGACTTCATCCAGGTCAGTCTCTTCGACAAAGTAACGTAGAGCATTGAGGTGAGACATTACACATGCAATCTCACCCTTGTTCATATTATGAGGAACAGATCCTTTCAGATGCTCCTCATATTCATCACCGTCAACACCGCTGATGCGGTGGTGGTCAGTGAGTCCCCAGAAGTCCAGTTGTTCTTCCATGTATGCCCGACGTTTGGGCACACGGTCTAGGTTGATCCAAAGAACTTTAGGAAACCCCTTCAGTTTGTCGATGGACTTGTTCCTGTCAGTCATTCATACCCCGGCGCTTGCCGTTGAGAACACCACGATACTTCAGGTAAGGAGGGTTCTTGTAGTATTCTTCAAACTTTGTCTTACCAAAGTTACGAAGTTCTTCCCACAGAGAACGGTTCTCTTCGATGTGGGGGTTGTTGAACCAGGAGTTAGGGGTACGACGGTGCTCCATGTGGTACACCAGGTCATTCAGACGCAGCACCTGGGAGCAGGTGTTGAAACGAATGTACCGTTCGTCATCTTCATACCCGTAGGCAATGAACCCTTCGTTCTCACCACCCAGTCGGAGGTATTCTTTGGTGTCAAAGAACTGCACGAAACCAAACTTGGCGTCATACAGAGTTGCATGCGACTGGAATGCGTTGAAGTTGAAGTTGCTGTTGATGAACCGAGTGCAGTCCTCATCAGTCACTCGCAGTTGATACTGGTAGTCGCCATACCCATAGGGGTAGACACACTTCACAGGTTCAGGAGTTGCATTCGGTTCGTTCGGGGGAATCCAACCATAGAGAATGGCGTTCTGTGCCAGGATGTAGTTGTTCATCGGCAACAGAACATCGCAGTCATAGTTACAGACCACAGGAGTCTGAACCAGCATCAGCATGTCGTTGATCAGACGAGTGCGGTGGAAGACTTCTTCCTCACTCTCCTCAAAGATGTGATGGATCTTCGTCATCTTTTCGGGAGACAATGCCTGATCAAGCATCGGCACCACAGA